CTCATCCTTTTCTATATCCCATAAGGGTTTGGCAAAACTGGCGCCGACTGGCCACGATCTACCCCGACTGGAAACGACTACGCACAGTGAGGAACGATCTAGCGCTAGCCGCATATTGGGGTTTGCCCATGACGTGCTTGACGTCAAGTTAATGCCGTGGCAGGTACGCGCGTTGCATGGTCAAACCGCTGTTGCTGATGATGGCAGCAGGCCCCGGGTTAGTTTGGTATCTGTCGCCCGGCAAAATGGTAAAACAGTTTGCATAGCCTCGCTACTTGGCGACTGGTTGCTAAATGAGGCACGGGAAAGAGGTACCCCGCAAACGGTTATTAGCGTGGCGCACAAATTGGATTTGGCTACAGCGCTGTTTAATTATTTGGCGCCGATACTGGAAGTGAAATGCGGGGCCGAAGTTTCATGGAGTTATGGCCGCCAAAAACTAACTATGCCCGACGGCAGCGTATGGCATGTTAGGGCGGCTACCCCGGGCGCTGGTCACGGTTACAGCGTAGATTTGCTGATAATTGACGAGGCTTGGGCGGTATCTACTGAGGCCATAGACCAAGGTTTATTACCTACCCAGCGCGCACGCAAAAACCCTTTATGCAGTATGTGGAGTACAGCGGGCGACAGTAGCAGCGTTGCCATGTTGCGTTGGCGTGAACAGGGTTTACGAACTATTGACGAAGGCAAACCCGGCAGCCTTTACTTTGCTGAGTGGTCACCTGACCCCGCCAAAATGGATTTGATGACGCCTGCCGCGTGGGCCATGGCTAACCCAGCGTTGGGTTACACCCTCGATATGGAAGTAATAGCGGCTGAGGCTGAGGCCCCGAACCGTAACGCGTTTTTACGAAGTTCGGTTAATACGTGGACTGCTGCCGCTGCTGGCTGGTTAGAACCCGGGCAGTTTGCGGCCTGCCAAACTGACGCTGTAGCCCCACCGGGCGGAGTGCTAGCAATCGAGGTAGGCGAGGATAGCGGCCACTTTTACGGTGTGCGCGCTGTCATATCGGGAACAAAAACGCACGTGGTAACCGCGTTTGTGGCTGACACTATGGCCGAAATGTGGCGGCATGTTGAGGCCGAAATAGTTAAAGCCCCAAACCTAAAACTGGCTATAGTGCCGTCGCTGGAAGTTCACTGCCCGCCGCACCTATCGAGACGGGCAACCATTGTTGGCTACCGTGAACTAAACCGCTGGACTGCTGCCGCGCGTTCGATCATTGTTGAGGGCCGCCTGCTGCATAACGGCGAACACTTACTAACTGAACACGTCGAAAAAGCGGTACTGGTTAAACACAATGGCAACATAGTTATAAGTTCGCAACGATCACCCGGGCCTATCTCTATGGCACGCTGTTTAGTGTTTGCTGTTGCGTTGGCGGGTAAACCTGCCGCTATGGGCAAACCCATAATAGTTAGCGCTGCTGGCTAGTATTGGTTTGGCACTGGCTGGAAGTTACCTAGTCTTTTCGTCGGGAACTGATCGGGCCTAGTCAGTGCCACCAAACTTTTACTAGATATGGCAAACTAAACCTATGGGCCTTTTTACACGTGCTACCGCTGACAGCCGCGAACCTGTAGTAAAGGCCGCTGCCGGCAGCAACGTAGGTATGTCGCAACTCGATAACTTTTATGCGTTTACGCAAGGCAACACACGCCAACGCGCTATGAGTGTGCCGGCCATTACTCGGGCGCGCGATCTGTTGGCAAGTGTCATTGGTTGCACACCGTTAAAAATGTATAACGAAATATGGAACCCAGTAGACCGCGAACTAGAACAAATAGAAATTGCGCCCCGTTCATGGTTGCGACGTTTAGACCCAGCGCTACCAAACAGCACACTATTTGCGTGGTTATTTGATGATCTTTTTTTTACTCAGCGGGCGTTTTTAGCGATCACCGCGCGCACTGCTGACGGTTTCCCTAGCGCGTTTCAGCGTATGCCTAGCGCCATGGTTTTAACGCAGGATCAGGCAGGCCCCGTTTTCTTTGCACCGTCTAAACAAATAATGTTTAGCGGGTTGCCAGTAGACCACCGCGACGTCGTGCAATTTATTAGCCCTATCCAAGGTTTGTTATTTACTAGCCCTAACGCTGTTTTAACGTCGCTTAAACTCGAAGGCGCCCGGTTGCGATCTGCTGCTAACTCACTGCCTAACGGCGTATTGCGTCAAGTTGGCGGCGAACCATTAAGCGGCGAGGAACTGCAACAACTGTCGCAAAGTTTCGAGGCCGCAAGACTTACAAACACTGTTGCCGCATTAAATGAGTTTGTGACCTACACCGAAACCACTACAGACCCCAGTAAACAAATGTTGGTTGAGGCCTCAGAATATCAGGCGCTAGAAATTGCGCGCCTAGCAAACTGCCCACCATATTTGTTAGGCGTAGCAACTGGTAGTTACTCATACCAAAACAGCACGCAAGCGCGCCAAGATTTGTATATGTTTGGCGCCAAATTGTTTATGGACTGCATTAGCGAAACCCTAAGCGCTGACAACGTGCTACCGCGCGGCACGTACGTAAAGTTTGATATAGACGATTATTTAAGCGAAAACTATTTGATGGAAAAAGAAAACGAAAACTACGACACTGCCGAAACTGGAGTAATGCCTAATGCTTAAATTAACTCAGCAAGAATTAACCCTCGACGCAGCAGGCCCCGACGGCATGCCACGCCGAACACTGGCTGGCCTTGCCTTGCCGTACAACGTGCAGGCCACGGTAAGCGACGGCACCAAAGTTATGTTTATGCCAGGCAGCCTTGACGCCGGCGGCAAAATGCCCAAACTATATTTGGGCCATGACAGCACGCAGGCCGTAGGTTTGGTAACCGCCATGGTAGATACCCCCGGTGGAATGATGTACGAAGCACGCATAAGCGAAACTACGCTAGGGAACGAAGCGCTAGTACTGGCCGCCGACGGCGTTTTAGACGCAGTATCGGTAGGCGTAAACCCCACAAAGTTTAGTTATGACGCCGAAGGCGTAATGATTATTGAGGCCGCCCAATGGCAAGAATTAAGCCTCGTGCCGTTCGGTGCATTTGCTGGCGCGTCAGTAGATCGAGTGGCCGCCAGTATCCACCAACAGCCCGACGAAGTAGAGTTAAATAGTGAACAGGAACCCGTAGAGGAGAATAACGAAATGTCAAACCCAGTAGAAACCCCAGCCGTTATCGAAGCCGCACCATTGGCCCAGCCATTGTACGCGCAGCCACGCAACTTTAAGTTGCCATCGGCTAGCGAGTTTATCGCTGCAACTTTGCAGGGCGGCGGCGTACTTGCCGAAATGAACGCACGTATTCAGGCAGCAGCGCCAAACATTACAACCGCTGACACCCCGGGTATTTTGCCTGAGATTATTACCGGCACTGTTTACGACGGACTTAACCCTATTCGCCCGTTCGTTTCTGCAATCGGCGCTAAGGCCATGCCACAAAGCGGCGCAACATTCCGCCGCCCAGTTATCACGGTACGCCCAACAGTTACACAACAGCCAACAGGCCAACTAAACCCGCTTGACCCAAGCACTGTTACCGTTGCTAATAACAACGTAAACAAATTGACATTCGGTACTTACGTCACAATGTCCGAACAAGATTTGGACTGGACAGACCCAGCCTCGATCAACATTGTGTTAAACCAGTTGGCAATTGCTTACGGTCAAGCCACCGACAATTACGCGGTAGATACTTGCCATGCAGCAATTACACAAACTTCAGCAGTAGCCGACACTTCAGACCCTGAGGACTGGATCGCTGCAATCTATGAAGGCGCCCGTCAGATCAGCGCAAACAGCAACTACCTGCCTACCCATATGGTGGTAACACCGGGTACGTGGGCCGCGTTGGGTTCATTGGTGGACAGCACTAAGCGACCAGTATTTCCACAGATCGGCGCTATGAACGCACCGGGCGAACTGTCCGCGAACTCATGGAACGGTAACCCGCTAGGTTTGGTACTTGTCGTAGACAAAAACACACCGGGTTCGTTCATGGGTCACGCAGCAGGCCCAGCAGCAGGTTTCGAGTTCTACGAACAGCAAAAGGGCGCTATCTCGGTAGACGTACCAAGCACACTTGGCCGCACTATTGCCTACCGTGGCTATGCAGCCGCGTTCATGGCAGACGCAACCAAGTTCGTTAAGTTCGTCTGATAACCGAAAGGTAGGCCAGTTATGGCCGTCTACTCGGTCACCCATAAACAGTTACTGGACAACTACGCAGTACTGCAAACCCTCACGCCAAACGATTTAGTAGTAGGCGGAAGTTTTACAGTTGCAACAGTTGGCGTACCTTTTAACGGCACGTTTACCGTTCGGGCTATACCTGAGTATTTGTTTATTGGCGTAGACGAGTACGGTGATTTACTTTACGATTACGAAGTACCAGTACCTAATCAGGTTCTCTATTCATGCACGGGTAGCAACGTACAACGCAGCGCTGCCAGCGGCACAATTACGTTTACCGAAACTTGCACGTGGATTACGGCCACGCAAATAGAGGACTGGTTAGGTATTGGTACAGCGTCGGCACTCGATACGACATTCTTAACCCAATGCGCCTTGGCCGCTAACAGCCTTGCGTTTACTCGACGTCAAGAGGCAGGCTACATAGACAGCCTCAGCACGTCGCCTAACGGGCAGGTAACCCTTGGCACGATCAGCCTTGGCGGTTTCTTTTACAGGCAGCGCGGCGCGGTAACAGATTTTGCAGCGTTTGACGGTATGGCCGCTGGCAGTTCGGTAGGCCTCAGCCCGGCTATTAAAATGCTGTTAGGCATACCACGGCCACAGGTTGCCTAATGCCTGTTGCCTACACCGATCTGTTTAATGAGGCGCTAGACGATCTAGCAACCACGCTAACAACCGTTACAGGGCTGCAGGTAGTAACAGACCCCCGTAACCTTGTGCCGCCTTGTGCGTTCATTGACGCGCCTAGTTTTGTGGTTTACGGCGGCGGCGGAAACATAGTGCAACTGACCTACACGGTGCGCCTAATAACCCTTGGCCCGGGCAACCTTGACGCCCAGCGAAACCTTATGCACCTAGCCAGTTTAGTAGTAGGTAAAAACGTTGCCGTAACCGCTGGCCGCCCTACTATTGCTGTTATCGGTGGGGCCGAAATGCCCGCCTACGATTTAACTATAGAAATGCAAGCCCAAACCAGTTAGGAAACCAAATGCCTTACACGATCATTAGTCCACGCTTAGGCAAACCCGGCACAGAATACGACGCCGAAGGCGCAGCCGCCAACGGCATAAACGTAGCGGCCCTAGTCGAGGGCGGCCTGTTAAAGCAATCCACAAATGAAACCCCAAAACCTGCTAAAACTAATAGCAAGAACACACCAAAGGACTAACTACTATGGCAACCTCAACTTATCTCAGCAATCCGAACGTGACCGTGAACGCAGTTTCTTTGCAGGATCAGTGCCAAGGTTTGGTTTTCACGCGCACTATTGAGGCGCTGGAAAGTACTGCTTTTGGCACCACGTCACGCAGTTACACTGCAGGCCTCGAAAACTCTACGCTGCAACTTGATTTGTACGCGTCGTTTGCTACCAGCGAAACTTACGCAACGCTTAAAGCATTGGTAGGCACCGCGGTAACCGTTTCGTGGTCACCGTCAGCAACCAGCCCCGGCACTGCTACAAACCCAACCATGACCCTTACAGGCGCATACTTGGAAGCGATCCCGTACACGTTGGCATTGGGCGCACTTGGCACCGTAAGCGTTACCTTTACTGGCGGCGTTTACTCAGTACTCGAAGTTTAATTAAAGCCGGCAACGGCCCGACACAAAGGCAGGCACAATGCAATTAACACTTAAAGCAACGTTTAACGACGGCACTACAAACACAGTTACCACTAACCTAAGTACCGTGGTTGCGTGGGAACGCAAGTACAGGCGTAAGGCGTCAGAAATGGCGCAAGGCGTAGGCGTTGAGGATTTGGCGTATCTTTGCTACGAAGCAACACGCGCTACAGGTACCACGGTACCGGGCAACCTTGACCAGTTCATTAGTTCGCTGGCGTCTATTGAGGTAGTCGAGGCCGCTGACCCAAAAGCCTAAACGGCACGGTGCGCCGCGCACTTGCCGAAATCTTAGTAGCAACAGGTTTTTGGCCTAGTGAACTATCATTCGAATTAGACGATATGAACGCCACCATAG